CGCCGCCGATAGCCTCGTTCAGATCGACGAGCAACAGAACAAGCAGGACCGGCTCGAGTTCATCTCGGCGTTCGGCGGGTTCCTCAAGGAGGCGATCCCGGCCGCGCAGGCCGCGCCGGAACTCGGCCCGATGTTGGTTGAGTTGCTCAAATTCGGCACCGGCGCGTTCAAGCAATCGCGACAGATCGAAGGCGCGCTCGATGCCGTCCTCGAAAAGATGACTAGGGCGCAGAAGGCTCGCGAGGCCGCGCCTCCGCAACCGCCGAAGCCCGACCCGGAAATGATGAAGCTACAGCAGGCGGGGCAGATCGAGGGTGCGCGGATCCAGGCCGACCAGGCCAAGGCGCAAGCGCAAGGACAGCTCGAGGTCATGCGCGGTCGGGCCGAGATCGCCAAGGTGAAAGCCGAGAACGAGTTAAAGCGCAGGGATCTCTCGCTTCGCGAGGGCGAATTGCGGATTAAGGAAGGCGAAGCGATTCTGCGCGCCCAGATCGAGCGCGAGAAGCTCGCGGCCAGCGAGAGGATCGAACAGCAACGCCAGAAAAGCTCCATGATGGAAAAGGAGCAAGAACTTGATCGGGTCAAAGCAAAAGACGAATTGGACGCCGCGACCAAAATACTGGTTGCTCGAATTGGCGCTAACCCAGGGATGGATTTGCCGATGATCGAGGCCCAACAGGCCGCATCCGAACTAGTTGCCAACGAGTTGAGCGACAATGTTCGGCAAACGATGCAGCATATGGCTGACATGCAGGGTCAGACCTTGGAGAAACTCAGCGGGGTAATGCGGGTTTTGGCATCGCCAAAACGGATAATTCGCGGCCCCGACGGTCGCGCGGCAGGCGTCGAGGTTGACGTGTAGACATGGACGGCGGTTGGGACACTGGCACTTGGGATTCGGCGACGTGGGATTTTGTTACCCCGATTATAGATATCGATACGCATGATGGCGGGAAGCGTCAGCGCAAGAATTTTGCGGAAGAGGTCGAAGAAAAAGCCCGCCGGCGCCGCCAGGTGGTTCTCGCGTTCGAGCATATTGTCGAAGGTCGCCCTTTGGTGGCCGAAGAGATATCGGCCCCATTTATTCGGCCCGAGCAATCATACCCAGACATTGACGCAATGATGGCCGACTTGGCCAACATAGACAGGATTTTGTCTATTTCCGACGAATTGGATGATGAAGACGTGTTGAGGTTAATATGAACCCACCATTTTTGCTAGGTTTTCAAGTTTTTTCCGGTTCGGAGTATCCGGGTTACTTCGCCGTTATGGCCTTCGGGCGCGCCTACGTTTTCCGGTGCAATGGTCGGTGGACGTTTCGCACATGGGACAACATATGGCGCAAGGAGTGGTCAGCATGACCACCTACGTTTGGAAAAACGGCAAGATGGTCGAAAAGCGGGCCGAAAAGAAAGCCCCCGCGCTCCAAATCATCCCCGATATTCAGCCCTATAAATCGATGATCGATGGCTCGATGGTGACAAGCCGATCGCGGCACCGCACGATGCTCCGCGATAATAACTGCATCGAGGTCGGGAACGAGAAGATGGAGACGACCTACGCGCCCCCCGATCGGGAAGGGCGCCGGAAGGTATTGCGGGAACAGCTTGCGGATATGTCAGACCGCCAGGCGAACCAAATATTATCTGAACTAAAGCGGAGGAATTAAATCATGGCCGATATCGAAGTCGAACAGACCGAGATCGTTGACGAACGCCGGGAACTGCTCGAAAGCCAATTCGCGGAACTTGAGTCAAGTCCGGATAATTCCGGACCTGCTCCGGATATTTCCGGGCCTTCCGGCCCCGCTCGCGCTGCCGACGGTAAGTTCACCCCCAAGAGCGCCGAAACCGCGCCAGCGGGTCCGGAAGCCCCGGAGGAGCCGGTATGGGCGCGCCCCCCGAAATCGTGGAAGAAAGACTATCACGACGTTTGGAACACCGCCGACCCGCGCCTTCGGGAATACGCCTACAAGCGCGAGGAGGAGATGCGCGCAGGCACCGAGACGGCGCAACAGCGGGCGGTGGCCTATGACCATATCCAGCAGGTCATGGAACCCTATATGCCGACGATTAACGGCCTCGGCCTCGACGCGCCGCGAGCGATCAAGGGGCTAATGGAGGCCGACCATATCCTTCGGACGAGCGCCCCGGAACATAAGCGGGCGTACTTGCTCCAACTGGCCGACCATTACGGCATCCAGTTGGGCGACGTTTCCCAACACGCGCCGACCGCTTCGGCCGGCAACCCGGACCTTTACGCGCTCAAGAACGAACTCAACCAGGTTCGCGGCGAAGTGGTCGGGTGGAAGAAGGCGCAGGAAGACGCGGCAAATCAAACCCTATTGCAAGACATCGCGAACTTTGCTAAGGGAAAAGAACACTTCGAGGAAGTACGCCCGGCGATGGCGAGCCTGCTACAAGCGGGTTTGGCTTCGGACCTCGAAAGCGCCTACACCCAGGCGATCCGGCTCAACGACGAACTCTTTACTTCCGATCAAGCCGCCCTACAGGCGAAGCGCGATGCGGAAAAGAGGGACACGGCGAATCGAGCGGCTAAGGCCGCAAGAGGGGCTGCGGTGAGCGTGCGAAGCTCCACACCCGGAGTAGCGGCGAAAACCAACGCGCAAGATAGACGATCGATGTTGGCCGAGCAGTTCGACAACATGACGGATCGTCTCTAATTTTATGATGGAGAACGGTTATGGCATTTGCCAATACCTCTATCAGCGACGTGATCGCCGCCAACATTCAGAGCAGAACCGGCGAGTTAGCTGATAACGTGACCAACAACAACGCGCTGCTGCGCCGCCTGAAACAAAGAGGGAACGTCAAGACGTTCTCGGGTGGCAACGTGGTGCTTCAAGAAATCATGTATTCCGACACCACCACGAACAACACGAACAGCTATTCCGGCTACGAAGTGCTGAACGTGGGCCAGAACTCGCCGATTTCCGCGGCTCAGTTCTCGATTACGCAGTACGCTTCCGCCATCTCGATTTCGGGTCTGGAAATGATCCAGAACTCCGGGAAAGAGGCGATCATCGACTTGCTCGATGGCCGTATGCAGGTCGCCGAAGCCCAACTCGCCAACCGTATCAGCACCGACGTTTATGGTGATGGCACGGGCAACGCGGGCAAGAACCTCACCGGCCTGGCCGCTGCGGTTCCCGATGCTCCGTCTTCCGGCACCTACGGCGGCATTGATCGCGCAACTTGGACTTTCTGGCAGAGCCAGAAATACTCGGGCGTGACCAATGGCGGTTCGGCCGTTTCGGCGAGCAACATCCAAGGGTACATGGACGCGCTTGCGGTCTCTCTGATCCGTGGCACCGACAAGCCCGACCTGATCGTGTGCGACAACAACTACTACAAGTTCTACCTCCAGAGCTTGCAGTCGATCCAGCGCATTACCGATGGCGGCAATTCGTCTGCCGGCGCCGGGTTCGCATCGCTCAAGTATTACGGCGCTGGCATGGCCTCCGACGTGGTTCTCGACGGTGGTATTGGTGCCGCGGCAACCGCATCGCATATGTGGTTCCTCAACACCAAATACATCTTCCTGCGTCCTCATGCCGACCGGAATTTTGTTCCGATCGGAGGCGAGCGTCAGGCGGTGAACCAAGACGCCATCGTGAAACTGATCGGCTGGGCGGGCAATATGACCTCGTCCGGGCCTCAGTTCTGCGGCGTGTTGATCGCTTAACCGGGCCAGGAAAGGAAACAGATCATGGCTTATTCTTTCACTGAATCCCGTATTGGCTATCTCCCGATCGCCAGCACGGACGCGGGCGCGGCCAATGCAAACGGCTCGACCGTTTACCCGTCACAGCCCAGCACTCTCGGCCAGGTTGTTCGGGCGTTTGACCCGACCTACGGCGAAGGCGAGTTTATCTTGCTCGTCGGCGTAGCCTCCACGGTTGTCGGTTCGCTCGTTTCGTACAACGCGACGACCTACCAGACCGCACTCTCCGCGAACACCGCCAACTTGGCCGGCCCCGTTGCCGTCGCTATGTCGGCGAACCTCGCGGCCGGTTTCGGTTGGTATCAGATCGAGGGCTTGGCCGTCGTGAAGAAAACCGCCGTTGCGGTTGCGCCTCAGGTTGCGATCTTCCAGTCGGCAACGACTGGGCGCGTTATGGCGACTGTTGCTACCGGCAAACAGCTTCTCGGCGCTCGTGCCGCGAATCTGGCCACCGTTACCAGCACAACCTCAACCGTTATCGTATCGATCAATCGGCCTCATAAACAGGGCCAGATTATCTAATGATCCGCTCGTCTAATTTAGACGAGATGATCCCGATCGTGTGCAACACCGGGGATAGTGAGATATTCGCCAACGTAAAGTCGGCGGTATCTCGCGCTCTCCCGGTCTTGCACGTCTCGGACGCACGCGAAGGGGTTGCCGTCATTGTCGGCGGTGGCCCCTCGTTGCGGTCGCACTTGCCCCATATCGATCTTCATCGGGCCAACGGCGACACGATATTCACGATGAACGGCACGATGCGGGCGCTCCATTCCGCCGGCATCCGTTCCGACTATTACGTCATGTTGGACGCTCGCCCGGTAAACCTCCCGTTCCTCGATTACCCCGAAGCCGATCATTTCCTGATCGCATCCCAGTGCGCGCCTGCCGCGTTCGATATCCTCGATGGCCGCGACGTTATGCTTTGGCATCCGAATTATCCGGGGATCTCCGAATATATCGGCGATGACGATTGCGCCTTGATCGGCGGCGGTACGACCGTCGGCCTGCAAGCAATCAGCATTGCCTATGCAATGGGGTTCCGCGAGATCCATATCTACGGGTTCGATAGTTCGTTCGTTGGCGACGAGGGCCATGCCTACGCCCAACACCAGAACGACAACGACCCCCGCGCCGAGTATTGGGTTGCCGGCAAGAAATACATCGCGGCGCCTTGGATGGCGCGGCAGGCTATGGAATTCCAAGAAGCGGCCCGGCAACTCGCCGACGGTGACGCGGCCCTTTACGTTCACGGCGACGGGTTGCTCCCGGCGATCGCAAAGCGGATGAGCGCGCCGTTGACCGTCCTCACGGTCTATTCCCCGAGCGCGACTTTCACGCCGGAATATGTCTACCGGCTCAAGGCGGGCGTCGAGGCGAACCTATCTATCCCCCACAAGTTCGTTTGCCTGACCGATCACCCGGTGCCGGGCGTCGATTGTCTGCCCCTCGAACTCGGCTTGTCGGCGTATTGGGCCAAGCCCGAGATTTTCCGCCCTACGTTGCCGTTTGGCCGCACCCTATTCCTAGACCTGTCTTGCGTCGTAACGGGCTCCTTGGACGAAATAGCGGCCCAGGAAGGCATCGTAATCACGGAAGATTGGTATCACGGCGGGCCATCGCAAAGCGTCCTCCTATACGATGTCGGCGACTTCGCGGAAACGTGGAGCGAGTTTAGCAAATTCCCGGATCATTGGATGGCGCGGGGCAACGCCCACGTCGCGCCGGATTTCTATGACCAAGTTCTGATGAACCACACCAAGACGCCCGCGATGAAGTATTGGCAAGACGTTCTCCCCGGCCAACTCGTTAGCTACAAGATCCACGGCGTCCCTGACGGGGCGCGTTTGGTAAAGTTTCACGGCAGGCCCAAACCTCACGAAGTCAATTGGCTACAACCCGAAGAAAGGCAGGCCGTTGCGGTCTGATTAAGGTATTATTATGGCTATTCCCTCACGCATACTCTCGGCCGGCAATTCCCCGCTCGCTACCGTCTCGATCGCTGGTGACGGCGCAACCGGCCTCGTGGCCGTTGGTTCGACCGCCGCCGATGCTTTGCAGCTTTCGGCAGTTTGGAACACGATCACCACGTCGAGCGCCTCTACGGGCGTTAAATTGCCCCCGACAGAGGCTGGCGCGATGGTCGGCATCCGCAACGACAGCGGCCAGACTGTCACGGTCTATCCTGCCACAAGCTCTACAATCAACGCGGCGGCTTCAAGCGTTAGCCTTGCAACGGCGAAAACAATGATTTTGTTCGCCACATCTGCGACGACCTGGGCGTCCGTCACGACCGCTTAACAAAAAACGGGAGAAAACAATGCCGCTCGATAGCGATTACAACAACGCCGATAACCAGCTTCACGTCGAGTTCTACACGAACTCGCGCGATAAGGAGTATATGGGCAAGCCGTTCGTTCGGATCATGGTTCCGGGCGATAAAACCACGATCATTGACCAGCCGGTGCAGGATCACCACAAAGAGCGGTTTCCGCGTCAATGGCTGCACTTCCAAATGCAGAACAACGACGCGCCGGTGATCGGCACGCCGGTTGAGACTTGGGCCGCAGAAGCCCCGGACGAGATCTCGGAACTTCAGCTTGGGGAATTGCAGATCCTCAAGTTCCGGGTAGTTGAACAGGTGGCAACGGCGACCGATAGCCAGTTACAGCGTATCGGGATGGGCGGTCTTAGCCTTCGCAATAAGGCACAGGCTTTCCTTCGCCAGCGCAATGCGGTTGCGGCGACCTCGGAACTCGCGGAGACGCGCCGCGAACTCGCCGAGATGAAGGAACAGATGGCGGCTTTCTTGGCCGGCCAGGGCGCCGAGAAACGCGGCCCCGGTCGTCCTCCGAAGAACGCCGAAGCGGAGTAGGGTTTAATGTCAACCACGACACTATTGCAATTGGTTCAGCAAGCCGCCGGCGAGCTTGGGATCAGTGTGCCGGTGTCCGTCGTTGGCAATACTCAACAGGACGTGATCCAACTTCTCGCGCTCACGAACGCCAGCGGCTACGAGTTTCTCCGCAAGCATCCGTGGCGCGAGTTGACCAAGCCATACCGGTTCACGACCGAATATTCGACAACGACGGGAGCTTGGACTAGCGGCTCGGCCGTGATTACCGGGATCCCGTCAACGACCGGCCTTGATACGAACTATATGGCGATCGGGACCGGGATCAATCAGGATACGTTCATCGAATCCGTCGATAGTTCGACCCAGGTCACGTTGAACCAAGTGACCACGGCGGCGGGTACGGCGGCGGCGATCTCGTTTGCCAAAGTCAAATATTCGCTCCCCTCGGACTACGAGGCGATCGTACCGCGCACGATGTGGGATAAGTCAAAGCATTGGGAAATGCTTGGCCCCGAAGACGCGCAGCAATGGGAATGGCTGTTGAGCGGCTATATCTCGACCGGCCCGCGCATCCGGTGGCGCCTTTACGGCGACTATTTCCAAATATGGCCTCCGGTAACGACGGCCGAATATCTCGGGTTCGAGTATCGCTCGAAAGGTTGGGCGAACGCCGCTAACGGCACGGTCAAGAATAGTTTCACCGTCGATACGGACACCTGTATCTATCCCGATCGCCTGATGGTGTTGTCGATCAAGTTGAAGTATTTCGAGGCCAAGGGTTTCGACACGACGGCGATGTTCCGCAACTATCGCGAAGAACTCAACGCCGCAATGTCGCTCAACCAATCGTCGGCCAATCTCTCGTTCGCGCCAAGGCCGGGAACGGTCTTGATCGGCTATGACAACATCCCAGACAGCGGTTATGGCAACTGATGGCCTACGCCCGCCGCCGCTCTCAATCGATCCCGCTCGTCCAAGGCGACGTTGCGCGGGTAGCGTCTATCCCGGCCCCGGTGCAGGGATGGAACGCCCGCGACTCGATCGCGAACATGGACCCGGAATTCGCGGTGACGCTCGATAATATGTTCCCGAACGTCTCATCCGTCACGTTGCGCGGCGGGTATTCCGACCACGTCACCGGGATCAGCGGCCAGGTCGAAAGCCTGTTCGATTATTCGGGCGGCTCGACCGAGAAGCTATTCGCGGCGGCGGGAACCTCATTCTACGACGTGACGAACGCCGGCGTCGTTGGCGCGGCCGTCCAAACCGGACTGACGAACGCCCGATGGGAATACACGAACATAACGACCTCTGGCGGCAGCTATATTTATTGTGTGAACGGAGTGGATGCCCCGCGTTTATACGATGGAACAACATGGTCAACGATTACAGCAATCTCGTCTCCGATCGCGATCACAGGCGTTACCACGACGACGCTCGACACGGTGACGCTGTTTAAGAATCGGCTTTGGTTTATCCAAAAGGACACGCTCAAGGCCTGGTATCTCCCGACCTCGGCGGTTGGCGGCGCGGCGAACGCCCTAGATCTCTCGTCCGTGGCGATGCACGGCGGGCATCTCGTCGCGATGGCGACTTGGACGATCGACGCCGGGTATGGGATAGACGACAATTTATTGTTCATCACGTCGATCGGCGAGGTGATTATCTATCGCGGCACCGATCCGTCCTCGTCCTCGACTTGGGCGCTTGTCGGCGTTTGGTACCTCGGCACCCCGGTTGGAAAGCGTTGCACCGTCAAATATGGCGGCGACGTTCTCTATATCAGCTATTACGGCTTGATCCCGCTCGCCGCGGCTTTACAGAGCGACAAGCTCGATCCTCGGCTTGCGTTATCCGATACGATCCAGGGCGCCTTTGCGGAAGCGACGGCGAATTACGGCTCGTCCTTCGGCTGGCAAGTCGTTGTCGATAACCGCAACAACGCGGTATATGTGAACGTCCCGGTATCGACCGGGCAGCAAGTGCAATATGTCATGAACAACATCACGCACGCTTGGTGCCGGTTTACCGGATGGGCCGCGAATTGTTGGGAAATCCATTCAAACCAGGCATATTTCGGCGGCAACGGTGTCGTCTGCAAAGCGTGGACCTCGACCTTCACCGACAACGGTTCCGATATCCAAACCAACTCGCTCCAAGCGTTTAACTATTTCGAGGCGCGGGGTCAGAAGAAAATATTCACCCGCGGTCGCCCGTCTATTTTCACGAACGGCGAGCCGAGCATCTTCGTCGGCATCAATACCGACTTCGATACCTCCGACCGCACGGCCGCGCTCTCGTTCTCGCCGACCACGTTCGGGCTTTGGGATACCGGGGTTTGGGATACGGCATTATGGGGTTCCGGGTTGTCGATCACGAACAATTGGCAAGGGATTACCGGCGAGGGCTATTGCGGCGCCGTAAACCTTAAATCGTCGTCGAGCGGCGTTCAGATTCAGTGGGCCTCGACGGATATCGTCTACCAACTAGGTTGGGGTGGCATTTGATTGTTACGGGTCCGGTCGTAGGCAATTGGGTCGCAGCCCGAGTAAACGGGCAATTCTTTGAGGCGGCGAGCCAGGCGATCGGGATCGAGAAAGACGGCAAGATTATCGCGGGCGTGATTTACGAAAATTGGAACCAAGTATCGATTTGGTGCCATATCGCAATCGAAGGGCGGCTTACGAAAAAGTATTTGTGGACGATTTTCGACTATCCTTTTAGGCAAATCGGGGCCAAAAAGATAATTGTTCCGGTTTCGAGTAGCAACGAAAAAAGTCTGCGGTTAGTTGGTAATATGGGCTTCGTCGAGGAAGCCCGGATAAAAGACGCAAGGCCGGACGGGGATATGGTTTTCCTCGTCATGGACAAAGCAAATTGCAGGTTTTTGGAGCCGAGATATGAGCAAAGATAGCCCCGCCCCCCCGGCCGCGCCCGATTATACCGGCGCTGCGGTCGCTCAAGGTCAGGCCAACATCGAAGCGGCTCGCACGTCCGCCCGGTTGAGCAACCCCAATATCGTCGGCCCCTACGGGACGCAGCAGATCTCGTATGAGGGCGATCAGCCGACCGTCACCCAGACCCTCAACCCGAACGCACAAGCCGCGCTGGAGAGCCAGCAGGCCACACAGAAGGCTTTGGCCGATCTCGGCCTCCAAGGTACGACGACGGCGCAAAACGTCATGGGGCAGGCATTTTCGCCCACCGGGGGGCCATTACAGACCAGCCTATCGGCTCCGGGTGCGGTTCAATCGTCCTACGATATGTCCGGCTTGGCTCGGATGCCGGTTAACGCCGGCACGACGGGCCAAGAGGCGATCATGGCGCGGCTACAGCCGGCCTTGGCGCAGCAGCGTTCGATGAAGGAAACCCAACTCCGCAATCAGGGCTTGGTTGCCGGCGGCGAGGCCTACGACGCCGATATGCGGAATTTGGGCTACCAAGAGAACGACGCCCGCTCGCAGGCCGCGCTTCAAGGCATCGGCCTCGATACGGCGGCGCGGTCGCAGGGCTTCGGGGAATTGCAACAGCAAGCCAATCTCGCCAACACGGCGCAGGCCCAGATCCAGAACCAGGGTTTGCAGTCAGCGCAGTTCGGCAACGCGGCCCAACAGGCGGAACTGCAACGGCAACTCGCCTTGCGCCAACAGCCGCTGAACGAGATCACCGGGCTGATGAGCGGTTCGCAAATCCAATTGCCGCAATTCCAGCAATACACCGGGCAGAACGTCGCGCCGGCGCCGACCTTCGCCGCAACCCAGGCGCAGGGCCAGAACGCGATGAACCAATACGGGATCCAGCAAAGCGCGGCCAATGCGGAGACGGCAGGGTTGTACGGATTAGGTGGCGCGGCCTTGGGCGCGGGCGGGTTAGCCTACGGATTGAAGAGGTAGATCATGGCTGACGTAGCACAGACCTTCGCGCTCAATCCATACGCGGCCGAACAGGCCAAGAATGAGCGCCTTCAAAGGTACGCCGAGTTGCTCCAATCTCAGGGCTTGGCGCCGAACGAGAAGTTTTCCTATGCCGGGATCGAGGCGCCCCCGAGCGCGGCTGGCGCGTTGGCGAAGGGCTTGCAACTCGGTGTGTCCGGGTACTTGCAAGGGCGCGGGATGCGGTCTTCGGAAGACCTCGCCAATAAGATGACGACCGAACGCAAAGCGAGCATGGATCAAGTCGTCGCCGCTCTCCAAGGCACGAAGGCCACACCCGAAATGCCGGGGTCCGTTACGGCAACGCAAGCCGACGTGAACGACCGCGAAATGGGGCCGGCTGCGGCAAGCCCGATCGCACTCGGTCAGCAACTCGCTACGGGCGGCGGTATGGGCGAAGGCGCGAATATCGGCGCACCCGCGAAAGCGGCGGTCCCGGGGTCCGTAGACGCAGCGAACGCCATAATGGTAGCGTCCAAGTTCCCGGATTTTCAAGCCATGGGTTTGCAAGGTGCGATCAAGCGCGACGATCAAGCGTTTACGCTCAACCGGGACAATTTGCAGAATAACTTTACCGCAGCGCAGGGCGGTCTAGCTCGCGCCCATTCTGATTATATGGCTGACAAAAGCCAAGAGAACCAAAAGAAGTTACAGGAAGCCCAACAGGTGTTTACGGCCGCGCAGTCCGCTTCGCAACAGGCGTTTACGGCCGGTGAGAACAACCTAACTCGGGCTAATGCTATCGAAGTAGTAAACCGCAAGTCGCAAGTCGATGCTCCTGGAAAACTGGCCGAAGCCGCTGGCAAATTGCGCGATGACTTCAACGGGCAATCGCCCGTTAAGAATTACAAAGAAGTCGTTCCTATTTTCGCGTCGATGCAAGACGCCATGAAACGCGACAACGCAGCCGCCGACTTGAATATCGTTTATGGTATAGCCAAGCTAATGGACCCGGCGTCCGTTGTTCGCGAGTCTGAAACCGCGATGGCTATTAAATCCGGGTCGCCGGCAGAACAATTCCAAGGGACGTTCAATTATATCCTGGGCGGCGGGCGGTTGACGCCAGAAACGCGGGCCAGGCTATTCAACGAGGCACGTTCTCGCGCGCAATTTCATCAATCAGCATACGACGATATTGCGTCTCAGTTTACCCAGATAGCGAAGCGCGGCGGCGTCAATCCAGAAGACGTTATTACGGGTTTGACGGCGCCGAAAATAACCGCCGAAACGACAACCGTACCAGGCGGGCAACTTGTCCCGCAACCGAATGGGTCGTTTAATTGGGTGCCAAATGTCAACCGTTAATCTCCCCGATGGTCGGGCTATAAATTTCCCCGATGGAATGTCTCAAGAAGACATTTCGGCCGCTGTCTTGTCGATACCAAAAGCCGCCCCGGCCCTAACTCCGCGTGAACAGATACCGGAAGGGGATATATCTTGGTCTGATGTCGGAACCGGCGCCGTTAAGAACCTATGGCCGAGCGCGAAGGGCGCCGCCGGCGATTTCGTGCAGCCATTCATCCATCCTGTTGATACAGCCGAAGCGATTGGCGCTCTTGGGCGCGGTGTTATTCAAAAAATATCCCCAAAAGATATGGGATGGGCAGAGGACGAAAAGAACGCCAATGCGGTTGGTGAATTCTTTGTAAAGAGATACGGCGGCGCCGAGAACATCAAGAAAACAATGGCGAGCGATCCCGTGGGGTTCTTATCAGACGCGGCCGGTGTTTTATCAATGGGCGGCCTGGCCGCGATGAAGGCACCAGGAACGGTTGGAATAATAGCCAAAGCAACCGGCGAAGTTGGAAAGGCTATCGACCCGCTGTCCAATGCGCTGAAAGCAGCCGGGACGGTCGTTAATCCTATAGTTCGAGAAGTTATCGGCCAGACCACCGGGGCCGGTGGGAAAGCTATCGGAACGGCTTACGAAGCCGGCAGGACTGGCGGCAGGGTCGCCGATGCGTTCCAAGACAATCTGCGCCGTGTTGAGCCCATCGAGAACGTAGTAACAGAGGCCAAGGGGGCTTTAGCCCGTATGGCCCGCGAGCGTAGCCAAGAATATAGGGCCGGTATGGGTGGCGTAAATGCCGACCTGACAGTCCTAAACTTTAAGCCTATCGACAAGGCCGTCCGAGACGCGGCGGAAGTCGGCATATTCAAAGGGGTTAGCGGCAACTCTACGGCGATGGTCTTGGACGAAAGTACGCGCCCGGTATGGGATAAGATATCTCAGAAGATTGATGATTGGCGTATGGCCGATCCTGCCGAATTTCATACGGTAGAAGGGTTTGACGCTCTTAAGAAGGCAATCGGCGATATTAGAGACAGCACCGAGTTCCGCACACCGGCGCGTAAGATTGCTGACGATGTATATAACGCGGTGCGCCAGGAAATAGTTTCTCAAGCGCCCGATTACGCCAAAGTTATGAAGGATTACGAGACAGCAAGTAATCTGATCCAAGACATAGAGAAAACTCTTTCACTTAATCCCAAAGCAAGCGTTGACACGGCTGTCCGAAAACTACAGTCGATAATGAGAAATAACGCAAACACGAATTACGGCCGACGCGAAGACCTTGCAGCGCTTCTGGCGAGCAAGGGCGCACCGGATATGTTCCCAAAATTGGCGGGACAGGCTCTTAGCAGCTATACTCCGCGTGGGTTGCAGGGCGTGGGGGCAACGCTAACTGGGGGCGCCGGTGTCGGTTCCGTATTGACGGGCGGCGCCACTCTTGCGGGCGCTCTGCAAGCCGCGCCTCTTATGGCCGCATTTTCTCCGCGCCTTATGGGCGAAGGTGCCTATTACCTCGGCAAGGCCGCGCGACTTGGTGACGCTCTAAGCGTCCCGGTCCAGGCTTCGGCGTACCAAACAGGTCGGGAGAAGAACCGCCTGTCTGATGAACAAGCGAAGCGGCTTGCCGAAATACTATCGCAACAACGCGCTCAGTAACGAGGCATCCAAATGAGCTATCAAGGTAACGGAACCTTCCTGATTTCGACTTCCGGCCAGCCCGTGGTGACCGGCACAACGATTTCGTCCACGGCGTTTAACGCGCTGACGGCCGATCTCGCGACCGGCCTATCGACCGCTCTGACGAAAGATGGGCAAACTACCCCGACGGCGAATATCCCGTTGGGCGGCTACAAGATCACCGGCCTCGCGAACGCAACCCTTTCGACCGACGCGATGGCCTACGGGCAATTCACCGCGTTCGGGACGCCCGGCTACACGACCACGGCGACGGCGGCGGGTACGACGACGCTCACGGTATCGTCAA